GCTGGACGCAGAACGGGAACTGGAAGAAGCACAATCCTTGGAGGCAGAGACCGAAGAGGCCATTGATTCCATGGAGCGGAAGTACTGGGAAGGCCAAGTAGACGCTCTAACTTATATTTACCAAATGACATATGCATTAGCATTCGCAATCGACGAAAGGACAAAGAAGAATGGCTGAATTAGATCTGCAGGAACAAACACGTAGGGACGACGTGTACAATCAGATGTTGGAGATTAATAGACTCCTCTCAAATGTTGGAGCATTTCCCTCATTGTTGTGGGCGTGGACATTTGATATAATCAAAGATATCTATGACAACAATCAAATTGCTGACCTCGCTGAAACAGATATCGCAGATGAAGGTGTCCCTGAAGGAATTACTTTAAAACAAATCTTCGATAAGTTCTGGGCTGATTCAGTAATTGAGGTCAGCTTCGTAGACAATGAAATTATCACAGCGGACAAATAGGACAAATCGGACTAAGCTGTGAGAATGTGGGCGCAAAGGCCCCGTTACGAGGGTATTTACAAATTCGTGGATACCTGATAAAATATAACACTATCATAGAAAGGATAGACAACAATGGCAACAAAGCGTGAATATCTAGCTCAAAAGGGAATTACTGTAGGCCGCCGTGGACGTTTCTCGGCAGCAGCAAAGCAGGCCCTAGCTGAGGCGGACAAGCAGGGAATCAAGTTCACAGCAGAGACCAAGACTGCTAAGAACTAATTAGTTGGATCTGAGAAGGGCTGGCGCAAGTCAGCCCTTTCTGATATAATGCCTAATATCTAATCTAATAAAATACTCAAGTCGTAGATTTGAATATGAATGGGAGGCGGGAGAAACATCAGAAGGCCTTCTCCTTGCAGATGCTCTCAATGATACATTGAAACAACTAGGCAAATAACTAAATAGATATAAGGGCAAGTTGGACTATATGTCCGATTTGCCCTTTTTGCTGTGTAAATGTGGGCCAAATGTCGTATTTACGACAAGCTTCACAAAATCCCAGAAATTTGTGGCATTATCGGATAAAATATAACAAAATGTTATACAAATAGATCAAAATAGATCCAGAATAGATCAAAATCTGGACGAATTATGGGCCAAATTTTCTATTTACGATAGGCCCAAATATGTCCCAGAAAGGTATTGACAGATCCAAATTGATATGATATGGTCAAAGTTATCCACATGTTTATCCACAGGATTACGATTAAATTGTGGATATCGCTCAATTACTCATAATATATCAAAATAGATATACAATAACAATTCGTTATGTAATAATAACCATTTTACTCCACAATGCTCCACTATACTCCACTTTAAAAGGCCTTACAAGGCTATTAGAGACGTGAAAAAAGTGGGGGGAATAGGAGATGATGGCATCTATTCTGGTGAATTTTCTACAGGCTCTGTAGCTACAAATGATCCACCTATATTTGGATCCATCATATCTGGATTTACGCTCATACCTTGGGGATATACTCTATGTACTACATGGGGGTTATCTTCTATATAGTGATCTTGGCATACGAAGATTATTTCGTATCCCGCCGAATTTATTCCAGTCGACTGCTTTTCACAGTATTTACAGACTGAAGCTATTCTGACATTTCTCTCTCTTAAATGTTGGAGATAGGCAGCAATTTGTGGATCTGATGGCAAAGGATAACTCATTGTTGTAAATAGGCAAAGTAATTAAGGATGATGAATATAACTATAAGTATACCTATGGCGTATTTCATTCTTTCCCGCCGAAATTTATGACCTTGAAGGCATCGCCTGTTTCTTCATCTACGAAGTCCCAATGATATTGCTCATGGTCATAATCTGGATCTATTGTCCCAGTCTTTTCCCAGTATGGAACTCCATTCTCATCATAGTCATTCCAGCCAGGACCAGACATGTCCATATTTAACCTATAGAAGGTTCCGTATTTGCTGTAGATTGGCCAGAATGTATCCCATAGCCATCCATAATACTTATATCTAAATCCTTTGTCTAGGCCTTCATCTTCCATGTATGATAGCTCTAGCATATTCTTGGACGCTATTGATCCCGCCCAATTTGCGATCCATCTCAAAGGTGGTCTTGATTTATGCTCTACAATCGAATCATCAAGAAAGTTTCTCAATATCCGCCTCCACATTCATTTCTCGTATGATATAACCGATTAGTTATATATTCTGACTTAGTGGGCGCAAATAGCTCCTTACGACAAGAGCCACAAAATCCCAGCCATTCCCGCCCAAAAAAGTCGTAATACATCCATTTACTCATTTATGGTCCTTCATGTGCCGATTGAGAGTATCATGGGCAAATATGCCCCATCGTACCTCTATTTCTTTAGCACAGGTTGGACAAATTACTTGTTTGGACATGTTCTCTCTTTCCGCCGCACTTTTTCGCCGCACTATGGTCTAAATTATAGTAAATTTGACAGTAACTGTCAATAGACTAGATAGACCACCAGCCACGTATTGTACCGCCCTCTACGGGGCACTTGTAGGCTTTGGGAGCATCTGATTCGTAGTATTCCTTGAAAAGCCTCTTATGAAGCTCACGATCTGGCTCATGGGTATTCTTGCCACAGTCTGGGCATATATCCTGATATACATATTCGTATACGTGTCTACAGATTGTATTTGTACTCATCTGATCCAAGCCATTGCATTCTTGATTTACCGCAAGGGCATGGTGGAACTAAATGAATATATTTATCTTCAAGTTCTGTTTCGATGGACATGACCGTACCGCATGTCTTACATCTAAATAGATACTTTCTCATTTCTTCTTTTCCCCTGCGTTTATTATTTCTTTGACTAATATCTTCATTCCTAGTCCATTAAGTTTAGATAAATCTATGCTTTCAATCTCATCTAAGATTCTTTTACGTTCTTGTTTTACCGCCTTTGCACATCCATTACAAGGACATGCCCAACTTTTCTTTGCCTCAACTTTATCTTCTCTTTTATGAGCTGTTTCTGCCGCCTGCAAATCCATTATAAACCTATTGCCTCTGTATTATCAATAGAGTCATCGATAGTTTTATCGTGCTCTTTCGTGCAATTGCCACATTCTCTACACATAATAAGTTCCCCCACCACAGCCAAAGGCCATTAGCGGGGGAATTCTTTATACCTTCTTTGGTTTTGTTTTCTTTGAACCAAGTACAGTTTCTCTACGAATACCATGACGATTTGTATCAATCTTCATAGGTGGACGATCATTAATTCCTGATCTAAATTTGCCTTGGCTTGGCTTCTTTCGAGTAGCCTCGGCAGAAGTTACTGCACCTGATGGTTCATTGTTTGGAGGAGTATCCATTCCTGTTCCGTTATTCATTAATGAATCGCAATCTCTCCTGTTGAGTAGCAGTCATATTTAGAGTTAATCCTGCTTCTCCATCACGTGTTACATCGAGCATTCCGCCTGGAATTTTTGCCATTCCAGTTTCGCTGCCTACATTTTCGCAGCCACACTCAATGCACATTCTACTTGCCTCCGTTGCCAAGACCTGCGCCATCTTGTGATGACTTGTCTGTGGCTGGGAATGCTGACTTTGGATTTGGAGCATACTTGGCATCAATGTTATTTGATCCTGACTGCTCTCCTGTCTGGTTAAATCCAGTCATGTTGATTCCGTCTGACATTTTATATCTCCTATAGGTTGTATTTAAGCGGGTCTAGAAGGCCGCTCATTCCTCTATTATAGCATTTTCATCATCATCTATATCAAATATATCGTCTGGGAGGGCATATACCTTCTCTACCGCCCTCCAGACCATATCTATTAGTTTTTGAATCATGCTAGTTTTTATATTTCTCGTGCCAACAGTCGTCGCAAATCATAATATATTTAGTTTCAGTGCTACTTATTCGAGTCGCCTCGTTTTCGCAACCTTTAACCTCACACTTCTCTACGTAAGACATTATTTGGCGTTATTAGCCTTTACACGATTATATCCAGTTTTCTTTTTATTCATAGATCCTGGTACTTTACCGCCTGGTCCTTTATGATTTCTTTTTCGGATCTCAAGCGATGCCGCTATTTTATCGTGATGCTTTCCCATTTACTTCTTCTTTTTTGTGGTCTTTTTTACAGTCTTCTTAGCTGGAGACTTCTTTGCAGGAGCCTTTTTCTTGGCTGCTGGCTTCTTAGCCGATGCTTTTTTCACGGCTACCACCTTTCTTTCAGGCTCAGCCTGAATCAATACATTATATTTAAATTCTTCTTCTTTTGGAAAAAGGAAATTTTTTAGTTTTTCAAACATTATATTTTATTACCCTTATCTTCTATTTTTCTAATTACAAAACCTAGCACATCTCTTGGACTCCACTCTGGAGGCAGTTCTAGATTTTTTAAATCATTTGTTAGGTCATGAATAAATTGCTTTTTGATAGTTGCGAAATTATCCCATTCCATACTCATATTCTAGCATTTATAAAATAAAGGGGCAAGACCCTAAAGTCCTGCCCCAATATTTAATTAGATTACTTTACAAGAGCAACCTTAGCAGTTGGGTTCTTTGCATTCCACTTCTTAGCGAGAGCATTGAACGCCTTCTTCATGGCTGCAATAGCAGCAGCATTGTCTGCCTTAACTTTTGCAAGTTCTGCAGCAGCAGCAGATTGTGCATCTGCAAGTGCCTTATCAGCAGCAACCTTAGCGGTTACGGCATCGGCCTTGAGTTTAACAATTTCTGCAGCAGCAGTTGCAGCAGCAGCATCGGCAGCAAGCTTAGCAGCGGTAGCATCGGCAGCAGCCTTAGCTACAGCATCTGCGAGAGCCTTATCTGCAGCAGCCTTAGCAGCAGCAGCGGCTGTCTTTTCTGCAGCAAGATCTGCCTGAGCCTTTGCAAGTTCAGCAGCGAGATCACGTACTGCAATTTCTGCATATGGAGCAAGAGTACGTGCTGTTAAACCAGTTACGTTAGCAGCCTCTCCATCTGTTGCAGTTGTCAACGAAAACTCTACAAGAGAGCGTGTTGAGTCTGTCGGTAGAGTTACCTTGAATTCTGCAACCCCAAATGTTGCTAGAGTAGCACCAGTTGTGGCAGTAGTTGTTTCAAGAGTTCCGCCTGAACCGAAAACACGACCAGTAACAGACTTACCAGAGACTTTGTTTCCAAAGATATCTGTAGCAGTTACGGTAATTGTTTGCTTGGTTCCAGCAGCACCGCTTGCAGGGGCAGCAACGGTAAGAGTATTGATCTTTCCTACTTGTCCCTGTACATAATATGTAAGTGTGGTTCCTTGGTTATTTACAACCACGGTACCAATTGCTGTCGTTTTAGTATATACATAAAACGTTGCAGTTGTTCCTGTACCAGTTGCAATTGTCAAAGATGAAGATCCTGACGATGCAGTTACTGGAGCAGTTGATGTGTGAAGTGCTGATACAATTGTGCAGTTTGTGCATGTAGCAGTTACGGCAGTTCCTGTATCAACAGTTGCAACAAACTTAAGAGCGTCTGCAGCATTTACTTCGTTATCTGAAGGTACTGGCAATAGAGCAGGTGTGGCGCTAGCGGAAGCAGTTGTATTTGCAGTTCCGTTAACATCCAAAGCAACTGTCATTGGGGCAGCACTTGCAGGTGTTGCGACAAGGGTACCCATAGTCATGGCTGCAACCACGGCTAGAGCGATTTTCTTGAATGAAGTCATTCTTTTTATTTCTCCTTATTCATTCTGTCTCTTTCTGAGGCAGAAACTTATCTTGTGTACGAATTCCGCCATTGTGACGGAGAGTGATTATTCTCTATTTCTTTTTTCATTTCAATGTCTTCGTACATTCGAACAACATGCATGCAGGGATCTTGACCTTCGTCAAACTCTGCAAACTCTTGCTCAGACATTGGTAGTCCGTCATGGGTATAACATACAGGAGGTCCGCACCAACCTTTTTCAACCCCGTATGTCATCCATTCACTAAATGTTAAATCCATCCTTCAAACTCTTTCACGAGTTTGTGTTTAGGCTGTGCGCCAACCACTCTTTTGACAGGTAATCCGTTTTCAAATACCAATAGTGTTGGTATAGTAGAAACATCATACTTATATGCCAAATCTTGTTCTTCATCTACATGAACTTTAGCAAAAGTAACATTGTACTCGTTAGCTATTTCATCTAGTATTGGAGCAACCTTTAAACAAGGCCCACACCAATCCGCCCAAAAATCTACAATTAATACTTTATTGTCATCTAAAGCTTTACTAAAGGTTTCATTAGTTAGATTCATCTGTGTCCTCCGCATGAGTTGGCCAATAGTAACTGCAAGATTCGCAACAAGTATACCCTAGTTCACGGTAGTCCGCAAACTCTGAGTAGAAATAATATTTATCTGGGTCTTTTTCATATAATCTGCCCTTGTGAGAGTAATGTAGGCGTTCATCTCCTAGCCACCACGGCTCATTTGATTCAAGCATCATGAAGTTTTCCTGATAAATCTTATCAAAAGTTTCTCTTGTACTATTTTTATAGCCACGCATAATGATCTCTTTAACTATGGCTTCATTATACAGGAACAGCCAATCTTCATGACCCTCCCACATTTTAACTGCTGGATGATTTACCCAAGCCCCAGACTCATTGTAATAGCCAGCAAGTGACTTCAATACCTGTAAATTTTCTACGCTTTGTTTAATCAAACGCTTACGATCTAAATGTTTAGCAGTCTTTGCAAAGTCCGCCTCTGGTAAAAATGTTTGCATGATCCAATCCTACTAAATAATATTGGGCCAGTCAATATCTGGCCCAACCTTTTACTTATTCTTTAATTCTTCCGCTGCTGCATTAAATTTATCCATAAAATGCTGAACTACAAACAAAGTAGTTTCTTTTGCATTTGTGGCCAAAGCACGGAATGCCATTTCATTTCTTTCTGATTCTGGAACGGCAGCGGACCATTTGTTATATAGATCCGTTGCCACATCCGCTATAATTTGTTCCAGAACTGTAATTTGCTTATCCACGAAGTATTACCTCTGCAGATAAAAGCTTACCTTTTGCAACTGCCCTCTTCCCTACCGTTTGCACTGACTTAGAATCAAGCAGAGAAAGCATTTGTGAATAACTATATGTAGGATTTTTTTCTTTTAGATGCATGTAAAGAGCAGCAGCAACTTGAACCGAAACAGAAGTTCCTGCCTCATTGACAAGTTTACCTCCTGGAAGCATAACCTGAACTGATCCCATAGCAAAATAATCTGTCTTCTTGGCATCAAAGTTTGTATAGATTGCTGCACCATCTCCGTAAGCAGTTGCACTAACAGAAATAGATGCGTCAATGCATGATGGCCAAGATATTCTCGTTAGATCTCTATTATTTCCAGCAGGCAAAAATACTGGCACGTTTACATTCTGAAGAGACTTAATTAAAGATTCTGTTTGTGGTGTAGATGGGCAATAGTTGGGTCCTGATCCAACATTGTGATGGCCCTGAGACATTGCTACTGCCTGAATATTATACTTGTCTTTGTTAGCAAGAACCCAGTTTAAAGCGTTAACGAATGTAGGTTCATTCGTAACTTGGCGAGTTCCAGTAGAGGTTGCGCCAATAATTCTAACGAAAACAATTTTGATATTTGGATTGGTTAGCACTGATGTATGAGCCATTTTGGTTCCATGATCAAAACCATTCTTAGAAATTAATGCTTGAGGCATTACGGCAGCCCCTGGACCTTCCATAAAATTAGATCCATTTGGGCATGAATTCCATTCAAGAATACATACTTCTTGTACAATCTTGCCTTTAAACACAGGAAGAGAAGTATCAATAGCTGTATCTAGAATTGCCACCGTTGCAGGAGCAGACTGATTAGCCTGAACCATATTAATTGATGTGATAGTTGTAATTAAGGCTACAACAGCCGCCATTAGTTTTTTATTCATGTTGCCTATTCTACTAAATGACAACTAGATCGTCAATACTAGTTGTTAGGAATATCTGGACGATTTGATTTCTTATACCATTTGCCAGCGTCCATATCTGGAACTTTCATACCGCCAATATCTATCAATGCCGATAGCATGGCTTTCATATATTCTATTTCATAACTAAGTCTAATTATTTCTAATTCAGCTATTCTTAATCTTTCAGATTTTCTCAAAAATCTAACCCTTCTGTGTGATCGACAGGAGTAGGTGCTGTCGCTAAACTACCACAATTTGCACATTCCATGTCTAAAAAATAAGTAGCAATTTCATTTTCGTAAAAAATAACTTTTACGTTAAATATGTTACACCCGCAAGGACATACGTGTGTGGGTGCTCCACGAAGATCCATAGCGTTATCATAGTTTTCTGGCTTTAAATTAACTATGTCGTCCATGTTTTCATCCTCGTCGTCTAAGTCAACTTCATTATCTAATACTATAACTGTATGTTTACTTAGGAAATCTCTTATTAAACCTGCTGTAATTAATCCAAACAACAGGGCGGCTAAACGATTCAGCCATCTCATATCTTTATTATACTCTAGACTTCAATTATTGTAAAGGGGCCTCTTACGCTCATTATGAACTTAGCTGACGCCTCCAAGGCCATCCTAACACGCTTGCGTGGCGTCTTTACTGCTGACGTTGAGAATAAAGATCCCAAGGCAACCTGTTGTCCACTACCCTCTGCAAGATATTCTACATCAATTTCTGAAACATGATAATCTACATCCATGGTAAATATCCGCCCAGTGTTTTGTACAGCTATTATAATTATTCCACCTTCGTCGCCATCTTCTGTGTTTTGACCAAATCTTCCGTAACCATGTTCCTGATAAGCTTCTTTTATAGATTCCACAAACTTAGTACGCATAAATTTATCTAGATTTTTAAAACCTGCAGTTGGTTTATAAATTGGAGGAGTCCAATTGTATTGAAGTATTTGTCCCATTCTAAAACTATCTACAAACCCTATACCGAATTGACCTACTTTAAAAACTTTTGGATCTGTTGTTTGAAGAACTAAACCAGACTTTTCGTCTGATGCGGCGGAATCGCCTCCAAGAAAGACTTTATTGCCTACTGCAAGGGCTACGATACAGGTCATATACCCTATTGTACTATTTCTAAAATTCGGAGTCCACATCCCTTAATTCAATTATATTTAATTGAACAAGGGCATTTTCAAGCTCAGATTTAACCCCAATTAATTCCTGAATTGCGGAATAATATTTATCTTTCCATTCTGTCAGTTCCCGCTCAAGCTGATATAAGGATATTTTAAGGTCTTTAATTTCCATTTTGAGATGGTCCTGATCACGCTCTTGCTGTCGGATTTTCTCTTTTTTATTGTCTCTATATCCTGCAACTATGGCTGTTCCCATTCCGCTTAAAATGGCTGCGGCAATGGCTAAAATGACAGAGGTATAATCCATAATAAACTAATTATACCTTGAAATAAGCCTAAACTAATAATTCAGATGCTGATATTTCGTTGCCAAGATAGCGCTTCTTAAGGACAAATTCTCTTACATAGTCTGCGCCATTTGATCTCCCCGCCAAAATTATTACCCAGCGTGGCTCCAATTTAGAATTAATGCATGTCTCACACATTAATAAATTTATTGGAAGCAAAGATGATTTCTTGGCATTTAATTTATGCTTGCTTTTATTGCAGCTGTAGCATAATATTTTATCCATTATTTTCCTCTACATGATGAAATACGATTTCGTCTACTATAGCGAACTCGCTGTTTTCTAAAAGTTCTTCATACTCATGACCGTCTTTTTGATATCTAACGACGGAAGCAAAGGCTCCTAGTTTTTCCACAGATCCAAATACTCTCTCGTCGTGAATGTATACAACATTGACAACATCATAATACTCTTTCACTAGGTACCCCCTCTAGCTCACATCTTACACCGTATGATTCAATTAAAGATTTAACTTTCATTACATAATCTATAACATGCTCTTTTGCTGAGCCGTCAAACTGTAAAAAATTGTCTTCATAAAGTCTCAGAGCTAGAAAGTCTGGGTACATTGCTACATCCATGAGTAGCAGATTTGGCTTCGGTATTTCTCTTATTCTTTTTGCCATCTCTGGCGTATAAAAAACAGGTTTATTTGGTTCGCCAGTCCATTGGTTTATGCCGTGCTTAAAATGTTCTTTTTGCTTATCTAAGCTTTTATCAATGAACACCTTTGCTCCTTAGCTTTTTCCATATATCTTGGCTTTTGTGTAAATTTTTACTTTTATCTATATCTCCAGAAGTTAGGTAAACTCCACCCCATACACCATATTCTGAATTTTCTTTTCCTGATTCGTAACACATTTTTATAACTGGGCAGGATAAGCATGCTTCATCTATATTTTTAGCGACATTCGGGTCCGCCTCATATTTATCATAGAATAGATTTGTTTCCATTCCACGGCAAACTCCCAAATGCCACCAATCGAAATCGTCTGTATCTATACCTAGATCATTTAAAATATTTGACATATTGTTTTGGTAGAACCCATGTTCCGTTATTATTAACTGACACTCTTTCAGCTATACCCCAAGTATTATTTTTAAATATGCCCTTTTTATTTGTGTACCCATTGTGGTCTTTATTCCACAGTACAAGGTCATAGTTTTCCCAGTATGCAATTTTATTTTTAGATGCAAATCTTTTTACTAACAGTTCTGCACCTTTAACATTAAGATGTAACAAATTGTCTCCTAAAAGACTAAACCGCAGCATCCCAATATATATATTATACAGGAATTTCTGCGGCTATGTCAATACTTATTTAATAAAAGTGCCATTCCAAATGGACTTTTTTACAGTATATTTACCACCACGGCGTTTATACTCTTGGACTACCCAACCATTTGCATATGCTGATGGGTATACATCGAATTTTCTTTTTGCTTCGGCGACAACTCTTGCATAAAGTTCTTTATCCGCTGGTTCGCCTTTGCGATCATCTATAACTTCTTTATATTTATCTTTTGCCTTATCTAGTTCTTCTTCTTTTGCACCATATGCTTTATCTACTGGTACGCAATTTGGAACCATACGGCCATTCTTTTCTTTCATGCCTTCTTGCTTATATCCAGTCCAGCAGGCTTTTGTCATATTGTCCCATTTATCTTCTTCTTCATTATCTGATTCGTAATCTTCATGTTCAGATTTTGTCACTGGCCAATTTACTTCATTCTTCATGGGATCTCCGACAGGAGCAGGATTTTCTGGGGTTTCCATTTCTTCCCCTTCCATTTCCTCGCCTTCTTCTTCCTCTTCAGGCATTTCAATCATTCCCTCAATTGCTTCCATGAGGTGCTCGATTACCATTCCAAGTTGTTCTTTTGTAATTTCTGGACGAAGAGCTTTCTTGATATCTTCATCATCATCAATTTCAATTACAGTATCTACTGGGTTAACCACGTCATCAAGCATATCTTTAATTTCATCAATTAATTCATCTTGAGTATAGGATTTCTTCATATTCTTTTCCCGCTCTACAATTTTGCGAGACCAAGAGAAACCAGCATCTCCACCCCATGCGTCCCACATAATTCGACCATTCGAAGGGTTAGAAGTATTAAAAAAGTCTTTACCTTTTTTGTCTACTTCGTGTCTGGAAAAGAAGGAATACATTCGTTTAACGGTGGACAAACTTAATGTCTCACCACGTGCAAGTTGCCCTGCACGAGTCCAGCCTACTGCAGTTCCAGCACCTGTTGCTTTTCCTTGTTCTTTCCAACGAATAGCTCTTTTAGCTGCCGCCTTCATGCCAGCAGTTGGCTTGTATCCTTCTTTAGCCATCACTTCTCCTTTACGCTGACAACTTTGACATTTCTGACTTCGTCATCAACTCCGAATATATCATTCAAATAATCTACAGCATCATTTTCGTCAAATGCCTGTACTTCTGCTTCTACTTCTAATTTTACCTTATATGTCTTCATTATGCTTTAAACTTAGGGCGTCCAAATCCTACTATAGAAATGGGCACACCCTTTTTATTTTTCTTGAACGCTCTCAACTGCCTGCAGGCCTCTCCGCCATTTCTTTGGCTGCCTTTCTTGCTGCTTGAAGTATTACCCTCAACGCACCAAACAGTCCCATCTTCATTGTCTTCGATAACGATTCCAACATGCGATATTCTATCTACACCGTCTGCTGGGAAATCAAAATAAGCGATATCCCCTGGTTCTGGATCTGCAAGATCTCCGTCTATCCATGCGCCCTTCTTTTTAAAAGCTGCCGCTCCTCCTGGAGTATAAACTGTATTTGGCACCTTTACTCCAGCGTGGTGGGCACACCACATAACAAATGATCCACACCATGGCTGAAAATTAGCCTTTGTGAATGCTCCATACTTTGTCTCATTATCTTTAGGACCTTCAATATATCCTACCTGCGACTTAGCGATCTGTATTAAACGAGCAGCGCTTCCTTTTGGAGCCTTTGCCGTTTCTTCTGGAAGTGGAAAATTGTCTGTTGTCATATTAATCTTTATCCCAATCTAAGTCTACTGGTTGCTCTGCTGGCATTTGTCCATCAGGCTTTGCATCCAGACGAGCCCTTACTGCGTCTGCTTCTACTTCTGCTTTTAGTTCATTAATTTCTAATTCTGACTCAAGCTTTTTATCCGCTTGTGTATTCTTAGCATCAATTTCTTTATTTGCCATCTGTGCCGCCATCACATCTTTTGCACCAGATTGTCCAATCAATAGACCAGCCAATGTACCTGTGATAAATGTTGCTACGCTGCCCAACACGTTAAAGAACATCTTGTCATTTTCTGATTGTGCTCCAATTGGTTGGGTCACAAATATAAGAGCGTACAAAATTCCTAATGATGTACACAATAAAATTGTTCCAAGAGTGATTCCAAGTATAAATTTTAATCTTGCATCAAGATCTTGTGGGGTTAGTCTTTCTCTAGCCATTGCTTACCTTTGATTTCTGGTACTCATCCCATACTTCCTGCCCAACTAAATCTCTTGAGCAAGTTCCAGTAGTCTCACAAATTGGAGGATTGCATTCTGCCTTTTCCCAATTTGCTGGGTCCTGGCATTCATAACGGAATGAACCATCAAAATTACACGATGTAACTGTGAGGGCTAGCATTATGCTAGCTAATGAGGCACCTATTTTTCTCATGCCTCTATTATAGCATTTCTACTCTTCTTTTCGAAGAGGTATGGTGGCTAGCCAAATAACAGTAGAAATTACTGTTGCTACGCCTACCACCTGCTGGGCGGTGCCAGTAAGGGTAAGCCATGCTATAAAAAATCCAAGGAGGGTAAATATTTGGGCAATGCTTTCTTTAATTACCTCCCAAGCATAATTTAGGATTCCCTTAATTATTTTCATCCTATCCTCCTAGTCATAGCTGCTGCCACGATATTTCCTGCAATAATTACTGGCACAATTACTTCCTGTGCCTTTTCTCTTTGATCATCTGTCATATCTTTGCCCCATTCTGATGGACTAAATACTTTTTCAAAATCTATATTTGTAAATGCTCCTATAGGATCTGATAATAATTGTTCCGCCGCCAATTCTGTAGTCGCATCTGCTAATGTGTATGGCATAGGAGCATCAGCATTTTCTTCCGCCCTATTAGAAAATTCTACCACTGCCGCCGCTAAAATAGGATTTTCTTTCATCGCTTCAGCAATCACTGCAATTTCCGCAGCCTTGATTCCTAATTCTTCTGCAACTTCCTGCTTTGCTTCTGCTGATAATTCCACTAAAACATTTGCCACAGCTGCAGCTTGCTCTGGAGTTAATTTAACAATTACATTATCTTTGCTAGTTAAATTAGCTAGCGTACTCAAATCATCTGTGATACTATTACCTGATGGTTCTTTTGAAGGTTCAGCAGGAGTTGGCTCTGGTTCAGGAGTTGGCTCTGGATCTATATCCGATGGCAGAGGTGAAGGCTCTGGTGAAGGCTCTGGAGTGGGCTCAGGATCAACAGTTGGTTCTGGCTTCGGTTCATCTGTGGTTTCAGGCGTTGGCTCAGGAGTGGGATCGACTGGTTCAGTTTGCTCAGGCGATGGTTCAGGAGAGGGGGTAGGCTGTGGAGATGGTTCTGGTTCTAGGGTCTCTTCTGTCGTTGGTTCTGGTGTGGGTTCTGGGCTATTGGATTGCTCAGGGGTAGGTTCTGGTTTAGGTTGATTTGCTGCAGCATTTGCAGCAGCTTGTGCAATTGCAATTGCAATTTCTCTAGCTAGTTGTTCTTCATAATAATTCCAAGCAGCATCAATAGCATTATTTAAATCAATAATTGATTGATTATAAGTATCTATAGCATTATTTTTTGCGGCTAAAGCATTTGATGTGTTTGTAATTGCAGTATTATGTGCAGCTGTTTTAGTTGTTAGTGTTTGATTGTAAGTTGTTAAAGTTGAATTAGCAGAATTATATTCAGATAACGCTGTTTGATATTGAGAATATTTGGTATCACGATCTGATTGCAAAGAGGCTCTATCGTCTATTTGTTGTTGTGTTAATGGAGATCCATAGGCAATCCACTCTGCTGGAATTCCGCTCCACCACTGATTTGTTCCAACTCCTACATGCATATTTCCTGGACCGCCGCCGTTATACCACCAAGCTTGCAACTGTAATGTTTTATCAGAAGATGTATCAAACCATTGAGTATATGGGCTCCAAGCAGTTCCCTGCTCTTGCCATTGTTCTGTAGCTAAAACTCCATCAACATAAAGTCTAAATCCATCATCAGTAGCTCCAGCAAATTTTACTGCATCTATTTCGGCTGGTACTGTGACAGTTGCTTCAAATATACCAATTATATTTTGAGATAGACCACAAATAGCTCCAGATCCAGCCCATATATCAAATGTAGGAATAGTTCCATGACACATTAATCCAGCTCCTTGAGCTAAATATGCGTAATTACCCATACGAGACAATGGGTATATCCTAAAATAAACACCTGTACTTCCGCCATTTCCATATGTTGCTATATGTGCATTAAGTGCTATTTGTGCAGAATTATAAGTATTATATTTGTTATTTTTATCAGTTAATTTTGTAGACACTATAGCAGTCTGGGTATCAACTGAGGTTTGAGCTATTTGTTTTTCAGATAAAGCTGTTGCTTCTGCTGCTACCGCCGCATCATAAGAATCTGAAGCATCGTCTTTTGCTTCTTTTGCAGTTACTGCAGCATCATACTTATCTTCTGCTTCAGAAATTAAAGATTGAAATTCTTCTTTATAATTTAAATCAGCGACACTTGCGTTTAATTGTTGTATTTCTTGAGCGGCTAAACCTAATGGATCATCACTATATGCAGGCGTTAAGAACAGCCAACCAAAGCCTAGAATGGCGGCTAAAGATAATCTCCATAATTTAGTCCTAGTCAACTATAACTCCTTGTTACAACTTTTGCAACAAGTTAATTATAACATTGAACTATTTAGCGTTATCTGTTTTGTAAAAGCCCGTACCTTTAAACTGAATACCAAATGTGTTAAATTGTTTAACCATTGCCGCACCGCATTTTTCACAAAGCTCCACTGTGTTAGCTTGCGTTATTGGCTTAGGTATTTCTTTTGTGTATGAACAAATCACACACTTGTAATCATAAGCTGGCACTTTATCTCCTAAATTTTAATGAGCAGTTTATGAAGGACGTGCTCAGGTCCTATCCCAAGGCGTAACTATTAGCCCGTGTCCATCTTCATGGACAGAACTATTATACCTTATTTGACCTTGATTGTCTTTGGTTTTTTGTCTTCTGGAATTACACGGTCTACATCAATATGTAGCATTCCGTTTTTGAATTCCGCTCCAACTACCTCCATATATTCACCAAGCGCAAATGTGCGTGTGAATTTACGGGCAGCAATACCTTTGTGAAGGACTTCTCCAGTTTCCTCTGTAGTTACCTCACCCTTAACAATAAGGGTTTGATTGTCTACTGAAACCTCAATATCCTTTTTATCAAATCCAGCCACTGCCAAAGATACACGATATGAATCTTCGTCTACCTTAACAATATTATATGGCGGGAAAGACTGGGCCGTAGCCTCACGATGGATATTATTTAGTCTTTCTACTTCACGATTGAAGCCAATAAAAAATGGATCTCTAAAAAGATCCATAGCAAATGTTGTTACCATTTTATTCCTCCTTTAAGCGAATAAATTAATATGTGGGCCCCTTACGGCGACCCACATATATTATAGCAAAACGTTTTTCAGACTACAAGATTCGTTTCTTTTTTTCCTTCATTTTCTCTTCATTAGCTGTTGCTGCATAAAGAGCTCTCTGGTGAGCCAATGCTCTACCTCTGCTTGGATGACAGCCTTTAAGTTCGCCTTTATCATTAACTACTGCAAACCCTCTGCATCCAGCTACATTTTGTTTAATATTGTATGGCATAATACCTCCTAATCATTTGGGGGCTCTGGCATATCCATTTGGATTAGCCCCATTTCTTTTGCAATCTTTTGTCCCTCTGGACTTAAATGCAGTGTTGCTTCAAGATTTTCATCATATTCAACTTGCATTAAACCTTTTTCATATAATTTTAATAGGGTCTCATCTACATAATTAGTGTGAGCTTCCCATAGTTCAGGAGCAATCTCTTTTGCCTTTTCTTGAATAGCAAATATCAATTCGCCATTTTCATCTATGCCCTCAAGCGTTACAGCACCTATTTCTAAATAGTGCTCCAATTCCATGCCGTACTCCTCTTCATCCATAGTATTATTATACTCTCTTTTGTGTGGCGTGTAGGGCTCGAACCTACGACGGCCAAATTATGAGTTTGGGGCTCTAACCAACTGAGCTAACGCCACGTAGCCCTATTGTATTGTCCCATCCTCATTTTTGTCAATGGTTGTTTCTACCAACTGCTGGACATAATCAGAAAAGTGTTTTCTTATATTTCCTGGTGGCCTTGATCCAAGAGACTTCCAAAGCCTCTTATACTCAATTACATTAGCGAATGTTGTTGGGCATAATACGTATCCAGCATACTCTTTTAAGGTAGTAGGCAGGGGCACATGCTTTCCACAGCATTTACATTCTTTAGCTTTATCTTGATATATACTCATAGTATTTCCATTCCATCTAGTACGTCCGCCAAATCTTTTGGTATTTTAGGTGGTCTAATTACATTTAATCTAATTTCTTCGTCGTCTTTATTTGGTTTACGCATTAAAGAATCATATGTATGAACGTCTATTTCTTCACTATTATCAAATTTAGTTTTACTAATAGCGTTATAAATTGATCCGCATACTGCATCCGCCAAATCTTTAGAACCTTTTCTTGGATGGTCTACCCTATCACGCATAATTTTCAACTGCAATAATTCGTCTATAAGCAGCTTAATATGTGGCCCAGTCAGCCTATCTTCTGCCACAACCATAGCCATATCATCATAGTGCTTCTTAGCTACAGATAGCGTCTCTGTATTTATGCCATATGCTTTTAACTGTTGCATCATGTCATGTGAATTCCATCTATCAAATGTACACACTTTTATTTTAAATCCACGAGTTCTAAGAGATAAGATATAATCTTTTACCTCAGTAAAATCAACAGACTTGTCAGATGTTGGAGTCCAATATCTAACTGCATCTACTTCTACAATTGGCGCAGGCTGGGAGTATGTGTCGGTTACTTTTACATTTACCCACTTCTGAACGTGAGCCATGGACACGGCACAATGGTCATGCTTTTGCGCTAAGTCTACATGTATAAAGTATTCCTTATCAGGGTCTGGTGCGAACCAATTTTCAAATCTACCAAAGTTATCTACAGCTAAAGCCATATTGTTAAATGCTTTTTCTATTTTTTCACGAGACTTAAAGAATGCATCTACAGCTTCTGGTGGCATGCAGGCAAAACGACCTAAAGCATCTGGCATGTTTTTATAAAACTCTACTTTAAAATTCTCAATTGTTTTAGTTGGATTTATTTCCCAGGTTGGCCTCTTTAAAGCAAATACTCTTGGGATGTTGTATGAAATGATATGATCTTCTTCCCACTCTACAGTAACTTCATTTCCTTCTGTTCCGTCTGGCAGGCTATCATCCATCTTCATTGTTTTAGTTCTAATAATGGTTTCTTTTTCTGCAATTACAGAATCGTAAAACTTTTGAATAGGGTCATTTTTAAAACGTGGGAATGAAAGTAAAATAACTTTTCCATAGTCTGGAAAACGAGAAACAACAGATCCACGATACATATCGTATATTGCGTCTGCGGTCTTTGCCTGATCGTGTCCAGTTGTATTCTCAGTGGCAAAGCCTGAAATTTCATCTAGAATAACTGCAATTACGTTGTAACCCTCAAATGCTTCTCTTTCTGAGTGTCCAGAGTAAACGTTGACATTCTTGTTAAACCTGATTTCTGAAGCCTTTGGGTCGTACTTTCCAATAAACCATGGCGATCTATCTATGCGTGTTTTAAGACCTTTAAAGAATACATTATTTGCCTGTTGTGCGTTGACAGCGATGTTAAGAATATCTATGGTATCTCCTGGAGGCTTACCATAATATGTTGCAGGATCTTTAAGGCACAATAGCAAATAAACTATATATGATACTGAAATTGTAGAGCAGTAATCTTTGCCGCTACCTTTTCCAAGTTGTGCGATTACTTCATTACAGGTTTGCTTGTAGCGACGTCTGCCCTCTTCTTCTCCAAACAGTTTAACTAGGGTAGACTCTTTGTAAATTTGTGAGCTTTTTTCAATAAGAGTATATTGATATTCTGAAAGTGGTGGAAGCCCAAGATACTCTGGGCTAGTTACAAATGTCTTGAGATCGACTGGTCTTTCATCAAATTCCTCACCATCTAGGATATCGATGAGATCATTAAAATTAAGATCCACTAGCTTCCTCTGAATCAATGATAACTGGCTCTACTATTCCAGTTATTTGAGACAA